GTGGAGCCACCTGTCAGACCTCCGAGTGGCGCTCGTGATGGGAACACCCGCGCAGCGTTTGAGCGCGCTCTACAGCAACTCAGACATCTACGTGATCAACGTGGACAACGTCCCCTGGCTGGTGGAACACTGGCCAGATGGGCTGTTCGATTATTTGGTAATCGACGAGTCAAGCCGGTTCAAGGACCCCAGCACGAAGAGATTCAAGGCGATAAAGAAGGTGCTAAAACAGTTTAAGCGCCGAATCATCTGCACGGGCACACCAACGCCACAAGGCCTTGGCGACCTGTGGTCGCAAATTGGAATACTGGACCTCGGACAGCGATTGGAAACGACGCTTACAAAGTTTCGAGACAGGTACATGTACGCCGCCGAACGAAACCGACACACGCACGTTGTTTACAAGTGGGCAGTACGCCCAGGCATGGACAAAGAGATACTGGATAAGATCTCCGACATCTGCTTCAGCCTGCGCGCCGAGGACTACCTGCAGCTGCCGAAGCTGACAAAGCTCTACCACAACATCGAGCTAGACGACTCGGCGATGTCGAAGTACAAACAACTTAAAAAGGAGATGGTCAGTGAGATTGATCTTAAAGAGGTTACTGCGGCATCTGCCGCCGCGCTGGCCAACAAGCTTTTACAATTTACCAGTGGCACCCTTTACACCGAAGATGGTGACGCTGAGGCCCATAAGACAAAGCTCGAGTATTTGGAGTCTTTGGTTGAGGAGAATCCGCACCCAACGCTAGTCTTTTATCACTACAAAACGGCCCTGGCAAAAATACTGGCCGCGTTTCCTGACGCGCAAGAATTAAACTCTAACAACATGGAGGACTGGAGAAACGGAAAAATTAAAATGCTTGTCGCACATCCGCAATCGGGCGGCATCGGTCTGAACCTACAGTGCAACGCTGGCGATTTGGCGCAGGTGGTCTGGTACGACCTGCCCTGGAGCTCGGAGAATTACATCCAGGCAAACGCTCGCGTGTACCGCCAGGGCCAGACGAGGCCGGTAATCATTCACCACCTGCTTGCGGCGAAGACGATCGACGAGCAGGTGATACGCGTCCTGGACGGGAAAATTGACGCGCAGGAGGCGGTACTGGAAGCACTGAAGGCATGAACATTACAAAATATAAAATTAACTGCGCCGCTCCGCGCCTGTCCGACGAGGAGCCGGACCTTATGGAGCAGGAGGACATCGAGGGCATCTCTGGCTCGATGACGGACGGCTGGCTGCCCTGGACGCACGACGACATGATCGACATACGTCGCGTGATCCAGGACAAAATGCCGCAGAAGCAGAGGGAGGTCATGGAGGCATTTTTAATGGGCAACAGCGCCGCGGACTTGAAGGTGACCGAGAAATACTGGCGGTATCATTTCAAGCGCGGCGTGGAGCTGATACAGAAGGAGCTTGGGGTATGAAACACTTTAAACTTTTGACAGACATCGAGAACGTCAGCATCCGGCTCGACGTACTGGAGAGCACGGTAAGGGTCGTCTCGTACGGTGCCGAGGAGGCAAACAGGCGAGACGTTGAGTACGCCCTGCACAACATATCGGACCAGCTGGCAGATCTGAGCGCCAGGCTGCGCTCCAATTTCAACGAGCTGTTTGACGCAATCAAGGAGGAAGAAAATGCAGCAGGAAACAGAAAGCCTAAAAAGCAGCCTAGACAGGTTTGACCTGGAGCAGGCCATCATGTCCGCCTGGACGACCAGCGAGGACATCAAGCTGATCTGGGAGCAGTACTACGACGGCATGGATAAGCTGAGCGAGGACCAGGTGGCAAACCTGCTCCTGGGCCTGCAGGAGATCCACAACCTGAGATGCCAGAAGCTGTGGGACATTTACGAGAAAATGGTTAGGGAGAAGAAGATATGAACCGAGAGATGAGACGCAAGCTGGCCAAGTACCTGCGACCTATGACCGACCCGACCAAGGAGGCAGAGCGCCAGGAGCGGGCCGCGGCCATGACCAAGGTCATACTGAACCAGGCACTCGCCGATAGAAAGAAGGCCGAGCAGGCCAAGGAACAGATCAAGGGCGGCGACGGTATCATTTCTGCATAGGTAGAGGTAGGCACGTCGTGAGACGCCCTATCAAGCCCAGGACTCGCGGGCTCTAAAACGAAGAGGAGGCCGGGTGGAATCCCCGGCACCCACCACCCTAAAGGAAAGCCAATGAAAAAGATTATCGCGTCTCTGCTGGCAGCGGCATTCGTAACCGCATCACCCCTGGCCCTTGCCGCCGACAAGAAGGCAGACAAGCCTGCCGAGAAAAAAGCCGAGAAGAAGGCAGAGAAGAAAAAATAACGGGGCCGGAATAGTTTCGACGACGGGATAAAACCGAAGCGAACCCGGCGGACCCGGGTGCGAATCCCGGCGGCTCCACCAATACGGAAATGTCGGCAGTTATCAATAAGTGCCGACATTTCGATATCATCAGGTGATACACATGGACGACTTTAAAACACTACCCAAGATGGCAGCCGGCGGGTCCGCAAAGCCCGGCCTGTACGCCAACATCCACGCCAAACGAGAGCGGATAGAAAGAGGGTCAGGAGAAAAAATGCGTAAGCCCGGATCGGAGGGAGCGCCCACCGCGAAGGCATTCAGGGAGTCGGCCAAGACGGCCAAAAAGTAATGTCAAAACGAAAGTACACATTCAAGCCCGAGATGTGCGATACACTAATCGAGATGGGCAAGACGGGTGCATCGCAGAAGATGATGTTCTCCGCGATCGGCATCACCAAGGGCGTGGCCGAGGACTGGAAGAAAAAGTACCCAGACTTCGCCGACGCCCTCGAGCTGGCCATCGTACACAGCCAGGCGCATTGGGAGCGCGAGCTGCTGGCAAACGTCGGCAACAAGGCCTACAACTCACGGCTGGCGGAGATCGCACTCCGCGGTCAATTCCAATCCGATTACAGGGAGACGCGTGAGAACAAAGTCGAGCTCAAGGCCGACGTCGTGGTAGATTTCTCCGGCGCCGTCAACGACCTGATCAAGCAGCTCAAGGCCGCCAAAGAGTAGCGCACCAAAAAAGACCAACCGTTTTAGTCGGAAAAAGGCACCCGCGGCGGTGCCTTTTTGCATTAGTGGTATTACCACAAACCGCTAACAAGGCAAACCGACATGACCGCCCACGCCGTCCTTTCCGCATCGTCGTCCCACCGCTGGCTGCTCTGCACGCCCAGCGCTCGCCTCGAGGCGACACTCCCAGAGCTAAAGAAGTCCGCAGGAAGCTTTGACTACAGCCAGGAGGGCACCATGGCCCACACCCTGGCAGAGATCAAGCTTAGGCATCATTACGCCCAAATTGGGTATGAGGAGTTTCAGCGCGAGTACGAGATCATCAAGGCCACGCCATACTACAACCAGGAGTTCGAGGAATATGTTGACAACTATGTTCTATACGTCCGCAGCCAGATTGGTGAGGCTGACACTCCGCTATTTGAGCAGCGCGTGGATTATTCTGACTGGGCTCCTGACGGATTTGGTACTGCTGATGTCGTCATACTTTCACAGCACAAGGTCAGAGTCATCGACCTCAAGTTTGGAAAAGGCATCCCCGTCTCGGCGAAAGACAACTCGCAGCTCAGGCTCTACGCGCTCGGCGCCTGGAGCAAGTTCAAAGACGAGTTCCCGGACATCAAAGAGGTCGAGTACACGATTGTCCAGCCGCGGCTCGACAGCATAACGACCGACGGTACATCTCTGGCCCGACTGCTCGACTGGGCCAACACCTTTGTAAAACAAAAAGCAAAGCGCGCCTGGTCAGGCACCGGGGAGTTTATCGCCGGCGATCACTGCCAATTCTGCCGCGCGAAGCACACCTGTCGCGCCAGGTCAGACTACATCAACGAGGTGGCCAAGCTGGAGTTCCGCGAGCCTGCTCTGTTAAGCGACGACGAGTTGGAGCTTGTGTTTTCCAGAGCCGCAAGCCTGCGGTCCTACGTGGCAGACCTGGAGGCTTACTTTACCGATCGGGCGATCAATACAGGCAAGACGCCGAAAGGCTACGCCTTGGTGCCTACCAAGACGCACCGAAAGATCACCGACGAGCTGCTGGCCAAGACCGTTCTGCTTGACAAAGGTTTTAAAGAAGAGGACATTACAGAGCCTGCGACACTGAAGTCTGTCGCCAAGCTTGAGAAGCTTGGCAAGAAGGGCTACATCGCAGACCTGCTCTCCGCGTTTATCGTAAAGCCCGAGGGAGCCCCAAAGCTTGTCAAGGAAGACAACACCGCACAGGAGGACTTCAAGTGAGCAAACGACAGCAGATTGCCGACAACTACCTCGACGGGAGCGAGCTACTTTTCCTGGACCCAGAGTACTTTGACGAGGCGATCATCGGAGTCGCCACCAGCGCCTCGGGCATGATGGCCGTGGCATACAGCGAGCCCAAGGTTGTCCAGCTGCTGATTAAGCACGACAGGATGGACCCCGATGAGGCCATGGAGTGGTACCAGTTCAACATCGTAGGCGCCTACGTTGGAGACAACACCCCGGTGTTCATTGATGATACAATCTTCGATCAATGAGCCCACACGTATTTCTTTCCCTGGTCGGTCTGATGTACATCTTCACGACGCTGTCGTACCTCAAGGTGCGACGCATCGGAATGATGGTGGCCTTTATAGGTTACACTATCGGACAGATCGGTCTTATAATCGACTCGTTTGAGGTCGGTGATAAGTCAGAGTAGTAGCCGGGACAGGCCCGCCGGATCTCAGGGCCATGACGCTAAACAAGGAGCCTAGTATGGCAAAGTCAGTAAAGGTAGTAACAGGTAAGGTTCGCTTCTCTTACGCCCACGTGTTTGAGCCGCAGGCGGCGCAGGAAGGCGGCGTTCCAAAGTACTCCGTTTCAATCATCATCCCCAAGTCCGACAAGGACACCATCGAGCGCATCAACAAGGCTATCGAACAGGTCAAGGAAGACAACAAGTCTGTCTGGGGCGGCACCATCCCCAAGGGCCTCAAGGGCGGCCTGCGTGACGGCGATGCAGAGAAGGACGACCCGGCATACGCCAACTCGTACTTCATCAACGCCAACAGCCAGCAAAAGCCTGGCGTGGTCGATGCAGACCTGAACCCGATTATCGACCGCTCGGAGTTTTACTCTGGCTGTCTTGGCCGTGCCTCAATCAGCTTCTTTGCCTACAACAGCAACGGATCTAAGGGCGTGGGCTGCGGACTAAACAACGTCCAGAAGATGGAAGACGGAGAGAAGCTTGGCGGTGCCACCACGGCCGCTGAGGATTTTGCAGTTTAACCCCATCAGGAGAAATAAATTGAGTAAGAAGGCAACGGAGAAGGTATCTTTCTCCAAGTTTTTCCCGGGCACCCAGGAGTACGTAGTACTCCGTGGGGTTGCCACATCGCCGACCGACTTTGACCTGACGCTGGACATCGGCGACGGAGAGAACAAGGCCCGTTTTTATGTTGGCCCCTGGTCGGAGAAGTCATCCGTTGACATGCTACGCGTTATGCGAGACAGCATGCAGCAGGCGCTTGACTTTTATGAGACCGCTCTTGGCCTACCCATGCAGGACGTCAAGAAGGCCAACAAGAGCATCTGGTCGATACTTGGCAGTGACAGGGATGACGATGAGGAGGAGGTCAAGCCCGCACCCAAGAAGCCCGCGGCCAAGAAGAAAAAGGCAGCAGCCAAGAAGTAATTCCTTGTTGTTGTGTTGTACCCCGCCGGCCTGGTGCCGGCGGGCCCTTTCACCATCTAATTTGATAAGAAAAATA